GGGCCCTCGGAATCTGTACGGGTCTGGGGTGACTTGGAGTAGCGCCGGCGGTCACGCGATGTGACCGCCATACCGACCGCGGTGCGACGCCGCGAGAGGATGATTGTCGATGGCAGGCATGGGTCCACCGCCGAAGGCGGACGACCAGCGCCGCCGCCGTAATGCCACGGTCGCGATGACCCAGCTGCCGGCGGAGGGGCGAGGCAACAAGCGGGCGCCGAACTGGCCGCTCATCCCCGACGTTGTTCTGACGGCGCGGCGCGAGCTCGCCGAAGGGAAGGTCGAGGAGCTCGAGTACGACCGGCAGGAACTGCTGGGCATGGGCAAGTCGACCGGGACGATCGAACGCAAGCTCGATGCCGCCCGGGAGGTACTGGCTATCTGCGAGGCGCAGCTGCGCGAGCAGCGCAAGCTCGAGGCGGCACTGTGGCGGGATCTGTGGCGGCTGCCGCAGGCGGTGCAGTGGGAGCGGCTCGGGTGGATGCGGGACGTGGCGCAGTACGTGCGGCACAAGACCCTCGGCGAGCTCGGCGACCTGGACCACGCCAAGGAAGCCCGCCAGTGGAGCGACCGGCTCGGCCTGACGCCGATGAGCATGCTGCGGCTGCGGTGGGTTGTGGCGGCCGATGACGTCGCGGCGAAGCGTGTGGAGCGGTCGGAGCGGACTGCTGCGCCGGCGAGCGCGCGGCGGCGGCTGAGGGTGGTCGACCCTGGTGCCGTGGCGGGTGGCGCATGAAGTCCTGCTCGAAGTGCTCGACGATCCGCCCGCTCGACCAGTTCTCGCCAGCGAGGCACACGCGCGACGGACGGGCCTCGCAGTGCAAGCCGTGCAAGGCGGCGTACGCACGGCGGCAGCATCACGCCAACCGGCCAGCCGAGCTCGCCCGTAAAGCCGCGTACCGTGCAGCGAACTCGGCTCGCCATGCGGAATACAACCGGGCATGGCGGGCCGCAAATCCGGACATTGAGCGCCAGGGGAAGCGACGTCGGGAAGCGGCGAGAAGAGCGCGGATGCGCAACAACCTCGTCCTGCCGTTCACCGATGCGCAGCTCTACGCCAGATTGTCGATGTGGTCTGGCTGCTGGGTGTGCGGTACCACGCCGAACAGAATTGACCACGTGAAGCCGATCGCCGCTGGCGGCGCGCACATCCTGGCCAACCTGCGTCCGATCTGCGAGCCCTGCAACCTTCGGAAGAAGGCGAAGTGGCCGGTGACCCGCGATGCCTTGGCGCGGCCCTGAGCACGCTGGCGAGTTCCCGACGCTCGGCTGGCTGGTCGGTGAGTGGATCGAGGCGAACTGTGTCATCCCCGACGGGGACCACATCGGCGAGCCGTACATCCTCACCGACGAGATGTGGACGTTCCTGGCCTGGCACTACCGCCTACGTCCGACCGCCACGGAAGACGAGTGGCAGGCCGCGTGGGTGTACCGCCGGTCGCAGCTGGTGCGGCCGCAGAAGTGGGGTAAGGGGCCGTTCCTCGCGGCCATCTTCTGCGCCGAGGCGGTCGGTGATGTTCGGTTCGCCGGATGGGACGCGGCCGGCGAGCCGGTAGGGCGACCGTGGGGCACGCCGTGGATCCAGGTCACAGCGACCAGCGAGGACCAGACGGCCAACGTGTACCGGGCCCTGGTCCCGATGATCACCGAGGGCCCGTTGGCCGACTGGATCCCGGACACTGGCGATACCAGGATCAACATCCCTGGTGGCGGCCTGATCGAGCCGGTCACGGCGTCCGGACGGGCCCGGCTCGGCCAGCGCATCACCTGCGCCGGCCAGGATGAGACGCACTGCTGGCTGGAGGCCAACGGCGGGTGGCGACTGGCGGAGACGCAGCGCCGCAACCTGTCTGGTACCGGCGGCCGCGCGATCGAGACCACGAACGCGTGGGATCCGGCAGAGCAGTCGGTGGCGCAGCGCACCGCGGAGTCGCGGGTCAAGGACGTCTACCGGGATCACAGGATGCCGCCGCGGCCGTCGCTGACCAACAAGGCGGAGCGTCGTCGCCAACTGCGGGTCGCGTACGGCGATTCGATGACGGCTCGCTCCGGATCGCCGGTGAAGCCGTGGGTCAACATCGACCGTATCGACGCCGAGGCTGTCGAGATTTCCGAGAAGGACCCGGGTCAGGCGATCCGCTTCTACTGGAACATCCCGGACGCCGGCTCCGGGGCGTGGATGGACGGCGACACCTGGGACGGTCGGGCCGCGCCGCGCGAGGTCCCGGACGGTACCGCAGTGGTGCTCGGCATCGACGGGTCGGACGTCGACGACTGGACCGCGTTCCGCGCCGAGACCGAGGACGTCTTCCAGTTCACCCCGACGTTCGGGTCGGATCGCAAGCCGTGCATCTGGAATCCGGCCGAACATGGTGGCCAGGTTCCGCGCCTCGAGGTCGCGGCCGCGCTCGACGAGCTGATGACGCGCTTCCAGGTGGTCCGGGTGTACTGGGATCCGCCGTACTGGGAGACGGAAATCGACGAGGCCGCGGCTCGCTACGGCGAGAAGCGGGTGGTCCGCTGGGAGACGTACCGGGTCACGCAGATGCACGCCGCGTGCGAGCGGATGCTCACGGACGTTGCCAAGGCAGGTACGACCTGGACGCACGACGGGTGCCCGGTCGCCGCACGGCACATGCGCAACGCCCGGAAGTCAGCCCGTCGGGGTGGTCGGTACGTGCTGAAGAAGGCGTCTCCGCGCCAGAAGATCGACGTCGCCGTGACCGGCATCATCTGCCACGAGGCTGCCGGCGACGTCACCGCGGCCAAGCTGTGGCCGAAGAAGCGCAGCAAGATGATCATTCTCGGATGAGGGGGGTTGCGATGCCAGTTCCGGCCCCCGACGCGATCGCTGACTGGGTGTCGTACCTATCCGTCCAGCACGACGCCGAGCGCTCCGAGCTGGAGGCCTACGACCGGTACTACGAGGGCAGCCAGCCGCTGACCTACATGCATCCGGAGATCTTGCGTGAGGTGTCCGACCGCATCACGCCGGTGATCGTGTTCTGGCCTCAACTGGTCGTCGACAGCGTCGAGGAGAGGTTGGACGTTGAGGGGTTCCGGCTCCCTAGGGCGGAGTCTGGCGATGACGACATGTGGCGGGTCTGGCAGTACAACAACCTCGACGAGGAGTCGCAGAAGGCGCATATCGACGCGCTGGTGATGCGGCGCTCGTATGTGAGCGTCGGTACGAACGAGGGTGACGAGTTGACCCCGCTCGTGGTTTCTGAGTCGCCCCTGGAGATGTACGCCGATATCGACCCCAGGACTCGGAAGGTGCGGGCCGCCCTCAAGCGGGTCTCCGAGACGGATGGTGCTGGCACCACCACCCCGTACACGACTCTCTATCTCCCCGACGTGACGATCTGGTTCGAGGATGGCAAGGAGGTCGACCGTGACGAGCACAAGCTCGGCGAGGTGCCGATCGTGCCGATCCTTAACCGTCCGCGCCTGCAGGCAACGGCGAGGCTCCGCACGAATGTGGTCGGCCGCGACGGCAACACCACGTCGATCGCGTACCGGATGGCAACCAGGTACGGGCGGTCGGAGCTCGACGCCGTGATTCCGCTGTCCGACGCAGCCTGCAAGTTGGCCTCAGACATGATGGTGGCGTCCGAGTTCATCGGGCTGCCGCTGCGCGGGATCTTCGGTATCGGACCCGGCGATCTCGAGGACGCCAGCGGCAATCGGATGACCGCGATACAGGCCATCATGGGAAGGCTGTTCACGATCGACAATTCGAACGCGAAGGCGTTCGAGTTCGCGGCGGCCCGTCTCGACGGTTTCGCGACCGCCCTCGAGCAGATGGCTCAGATGGTTGCCAGCGTCGCCGGCCTACCCCCGCACTACCTGGGGATCTCGACCCAGAACCCGGCGAGCGCGGACGCGATCCGATCGGCCGAGTCCCGCTTGGTCAAGCGCGCCGAGCGCAAGCAGCGGGCTTTCGGTGGCAGCTGGGAGCAGGTCATGCGCCTGGTGCGCCGCTTTCAGCGCGGCAAGTGGGACCAGGGGCTGGTGCGACTCGAGACCGTGTGGCGCAACGCTGCGACTCCGACGATCGCCCAGAAGGCGGATGCGACGGTGAAACTCCACTCCGAGGGGATCATCACCACCAGGCAGGCTCGCCTCGACCTGGAGTACACCGACGCTCAGATCCGCGGCATGGAGAAGGACGAGGCTGCCGCTGGAGATCGACTGCTCGGCATCAAGCCGGCTGCGGTACCGGATATGCCACCGACCGAGCCAACGCCGACGGAGCCGACCAGCCCTGAGCCGGCGGTACCGGCGGCCTCGTGACTCCCGCGGCGTACGCGGCCGAGGTGCGCCTGATCGGGTCGCGCGTGTCGGCGATGCTTCTGCGCCGCTGGTCGACCGTCGACCGGGCGAACATCGCCGCGTCGTGGCGGTCGCGTCTCGCGGACGCGGTCGCCATCGTCACGGCCGGGCAGCTGGCGGCGGCGCGGCTCGCCGACCCGTACCTCGACGCGACGGTCGGGCCCGGCGACGGGGCCGCGCTGGTGGTGCCGCAGGCGCTGGCTGGCAGGACGCTGGAGGGCCGCACCCTCGAGGGGTTGTTGGATCTGCCGCGGATCGAGGCGCTCACGCTCGTCGGTCAGGACGTTTCAGCAGCTACCGCGCTGCGGAGGGCGGGGGCGAGTCTCGCGCTGTACGGGCGCACCGCTACAGCGGACAGCGCCCGGCAGGCCGTTGTGGCTGGCATGGGGGCCCGGAGAGTGGCCGGCTACTACCGGCGACTCAACCTGCCGTCGTGCGCCCGCTGCGTGATCCTGGCGGGCCGCTGGTACCGGGTCAACCAGGGGTTCAACCGGCACCCGGGCTGCGACTGCGTGCACGTCCCCGGCGACAGCCCGGGCGACGGACCCGGTTTCGACGCGAGGCGAGCGATTCTCGACGGCCAGGTGCGCGGCCTGTCGGCGGCCGAGACGGAAGCGATCAGGCTCGGCGCGGATCCGAGCCAGGTGGTCAACGCTCGCCGCGGGATGTCCACGGTGGGCGGCCGGCGGGTGACGACGGAGGGCACGACGCGCCGCGGTATCGCTGGCGCCCGGATCCTGGCCGCTGAGGCTGACCGGGTGGCCGGGCTCGATGTGGCCGGCGCGACGTACCGCAACGTCACCATGAGCCGCGAGCGCGCGGCCGAGCTGGTCGACGCGATGCGGCGTGGCCAGACCTTCACCCGCCGCATAGCTGGCGGACGTACGCAGACTGCCGCGTACCGGCGTACCCGGACGGCGCGGCCGACGCCCGAGCAGATCCTGGCCGACGCGACGTCGCAGGATGCCGCCATCCGGGCATTGATCAACAACGGTTACATCATCTGACCAGGTGCGATGCCTGGTCGACGAGCGGAAAGGTCCGCGATGGGCCAGCCTCTGCCACCGATCACTCCACCGGCTCCGCCGACGGGCGAGCCGTCGACCACGCCGACAACGACACCGACCACGACGCCACCGGCGACCGGTCAGCCCGGTACACCGGCGGCCGGCGACGAGCCGCTCGGCCCGGCCGGCAAGAAGGCCCTCGACGAGGAGCGTGCCGCACGCAAGGCCCTCGAGCAGCAGCTGGCGAAGCTCTCGCCGCTGGCGAAGCTTGCTGAGGTCATCGGCAAGCCGTCCGACGGGAAGCCGACCGACGACCCGGTCAAGGCGCTGACTGAGCGGCTCGGCCAGCACGAGAAGGATCTGGCTGCTGAGCGCGAGGCCCGCTGGCGCGCCGAGGTGGCTCACGAGAAGAACCTCACCCCGGCACAGGCGGCCCGGCTGGCCGGCAAGAGCCGCGATGAGCTGGCGGCTGATGCCGCCGCACTGCTCGCTGCGTTCGCCCCGACTGGCGGCGCCCAACCGGGGCAGCAACCGGCCACCCCGAGGCCGGATCCATCGCAGGGCCCGCGTGGCGCAGCTCGTAAGCGCGCCGGGTCGCTCGAAGACGCTGTCGCGGACCAGTTCCGCGCAGTTTGATCGCTACCGCTGAATTCCTCGGCGGGCTACTACCTACGGAGGTAGATCGTGACTATCACGCTCGCCGAGGCGAGTCGAAACGCGCAGACCGATCTCGACGTCAACGTGATCGACGAGTTCCGCAAGGAGTCGACGATCCTCGACATGCTGATGTTCGACACGGCTGTCAACCCGTCCGGCGGCGGCGCCACCATGACCTACGGGTACCGGCGCCAGACCACCCAGCCGACCGCGTCGACCCGCGCGGTCAACACCGAGTACGTGCCACAGGATGTGCAGTCCGCGCAGTACACGGTGACCCTCGCGATGATGGGTGGCGCATTCAACGTCGACCGGGTCCTGGCCAGGGTTGGTCCGGCTGCGTCCGGGTCGGTGGCGCTGCAGATGCGCCAGAAGATCAAGGCCACGAGGACGAAATTCCAGGATGAGGTCATCAATGGCGACACCGCCGTGGATGCGGCCGGGTTCGACGGCCTGGACAAGGCCCTCACGGGGAGCAGCACCGAGTTTCGGCCTACCGCGACCACCGACTGGTCTGACCTGGACACTGACGCCAAGGTGAAGTTCACGGCGCTCGACGCCCTGGACGAGTTTCTGTCGTACCTCGACGGGTCCCCGACGCTGCTCATCGGCAACAAGCAGCTGCTCGCGAAGGTCCGCGGAATCGTCCGCCGGACCGGCCTCTACACCCGCGACCCGATCGAGGGGCTCATCGGGCAGGGCGGCCGCCCGGTCACCCGAGAGTTCTACGGCGGCGTCGTCTTCGCCGACCCGGGCGAGAAGGCCGGCACAACGGACCTGATCATCCCCACCGAGTCGCGTACCGTCGGCGGCGCACCAGTCACCAACGTCACTGACCTGTACGCCGTCCGAATCGGCCTCGATGGGTTCCACGGCGTCACCACCGTAGGCAGCCAGCTGGTGCAGTCCTGGCTGCCTGACTTCTCGACGCCTGGAGCGGTCAAAACCGGCGAAGTCGAACTGGGTCCGGTTGCGGTCGCCCTGAAGGCGACGAAGTCAGCCGCGGTCTTCCGCAACATCAAGGTTGCGTGACCATGCGGTACCGGATCATCGCCCCCGCCAGCCCGGCAACCTGCACCGTTGCCGGGGTGGCGTTCGTCAACGGCGTCGGCGAGACCGACTCGGAGATCGCACTCGCGTACTTCCGGCGCCACGGGTACGGCGTCGAGGAGATCCAGGAGCCGGTCGCCGAGACGGTCTCTCCGAGCTCGGCCAAGTCGGAGATCGATCCGTGTGAGCCGGCGCCAATGCCGGACCGGTGGGACTCCACCCGCGACTGGCGCGAATGGGCGTCCACGGTCGGCGGCATGACCGTCGACGAGGCCGCTCAGCTCGACCGCGAGCAGCTCGCCACGCACTTCATCCCGGAGGCGGAGGCCGCCGAACCGGCTGCTCCGGCCGAACCAACTACTAGCACCGGCCGGCAGCGCAGGCGGACGGCCAGTAGGGAGAGCACGTCATGACCACGCTCGGCCGCTACCCCCGCAACGTCGCGGACTCGCGATCGCTCGATTTCCCGTACAACGCCCTCCCTGGCGTCGACCAGGACGCTGGTGTCACCTCCAACATTCCGGTCTGGGCTGCGGGCTCCGACCTTGCGGCGACCGGCACCGGCGTGTGCATCGCCGTCCCCGTGTTCTTGCGCGCCGGCGACATCGTTACCAGCCTCACGTTCGTTTCCGGCTCGCAGGCGGCCGTGAACCCGACCCACTGGTTCCATGCCCTCTACGACCCGGACGGCGCGAAGTTGCGGCAGTCCGCCGACCAGCTGACCGCAGCGTGGGCTGCCAGTGCGGCGAAGAAGCTGGCGATGGCCACGACGTACACCGTGACTGCCTCCGGCTGGTACTACGCCAGCACGAGCATGACCGCAGACACGGTGGTGACGCTCGCCGGCACCGCGCCGCTGGTCGGCACCGCCACCGCGCACACCGGATCGCTCGCTCTGGGCGTGACGCACGGCACCGCGGTCGCCGGCACCGCGCCGGCCACGATCGCCACGCCCAGCACCGTGGCGAAGTGCCCGCTGGTCATTGTTTCCTGACCGACCGAGCTGGTGGCGGGGCGGCACGGTGACGTCCCGCCACCTCAACAACATCGACGCGCGTAGGAGGTTCCCGTGGCGCTGCCCATCACCATGGTGACCGTCTACGCGCTCGACGCCGCGGCGCTTGGCGTGACCGAGGCCGTCCTGGCGGGGCATGTCACGTTCACTCCGAGCGTCAAGACGCTGGTCAACTCGACCGGCGGCGAGTCGACGATCATGCTGGCTGCCGCGTACGCGGCCACGCTCGACGACCGCGGCGGCTTCTCGCTCGACCTCCCGGCCACCGACGATCCGGCTGTAGCCTCGGCCGGCTGGCACTACACGATGGTCCTGCACGCGACCGGGCACGCGCCGCGCCGCTGGACCGTGCAGGTCCCGTACGACTCCGCTGGTGGCACTCTGGACGTCACGACGGCGATGGCCGTGGAGACTCCGGCCGGGCTGGAGTCGTACGTCACCGGTGCGGACGTGGCGGCCGCGCAGGCGGCAGCCGAGGCGCACGCCGACCAGGCCGTGGCGACGCTCTCGGACAGCGTGGATGCCACCTACGTCCGCGTAGGGGAAGAACTGGCGGAGCGCCTCGAGAAGGCACAGAACCTCGCCGACCTGGCGGACGCCGCGGCCGCGCGGACCCACCTCGGGCTGGGTGGTGCCGCCGTGCTCGATGTCGGCACCACCGCGGGTACGGTCGCCGACGGGGCCGCGCTCAAGGCGCACATGGAAGCTACGACCGGTGCGCACGGGATACCGGATCCTGCGACGATCGTGGTGGACTCAGACCTCGGGGATGCTGCCGCAAAGGACGTTGGTACCACATCGGGAACTGTCGCTGCCGGAGATCACGGGCATGATGGCATTCCAGTAATAGCCGACACGTCCACCGTTAAGATCGGCGGCTACGTTCCAGCCGCTAACGTAACTGCCCAGTGGGGTAACGCGGGAACGGATTTTTACGCTATTTCTATTGAGCGTCGCACGCGAATTCGCGCCGCGGGAGCCCTGACCGAAATTGAGTTGTATGTAGCTGCAACGGCGGGTGTCACAGCGCTATACTTCCAAGTCTGGCGCAAAAATAGCTCCGGCACGTTCGATAGGGTATTCCAGGAGGATATACTATCGAAGGTAACGTATGGCGGCGTCAATCGCGTGCGGCTAAATTCCCCGGCCGAGGTGCAGCTAGGCGACTACATTGGATATGGCGCCACTGGTACCCCTGTGGTGAAGGTATTCAAGTGCGCAGCAGATGGCGTAGGGACAGCATCGTCGTATTACACCATCACCGATACGCCTACTGCAACAGGTTACAACTGGGCCGGCAAAACGTCCTCAGCAGCCGGATACGTGCCCGTCGTCTGCTACGGCTCAGCACCCATGGTTGTCTGCATCGGTGACTCAATCACTGCTGGAGTTCCGGCCGGTGGGTCGTTCCTTGTGGGCGCAGATGGAGATCCGACACCGGCATCTAATTATGCGTACTGGCTTCACAAAATGACTGGCTGGAACTGCCAGAATATGGGTGTCGGGGGGCAGGAAAGCACCCTAATATATGCGCGTTTCGCGAATGACGCGGTAGCAATAAACCCGCGCATTGTAGTGATCAATGGTGGCGTTAATGACCTCGGCCATGGAGTAGCTGAGTCATATTACATCGGCAGGATGACAAGTATCCTAAATGCAGCGACTGCTGCGGGCATATTGCCGGTGGTGCTCGGAATTACGCCGATGACGTCACAGTCAAATGAACTCCTACAGACGCGCGACGTATGGAATGTGTCACTTGCTGCACTTGTTGCGACATACCCGAAAGCTATTTTCGTTGACGTTGGCGCCCGTGTGGGGAAATTCCGCGCCGGCGGAAATGTTGGAAACCTGTGGGACATCATTCCGGAATACGATGCTGACGGAATCCATTTCACGGTGGCCGGATACCAGCAGATTGCGTGTGCGATCCTCGACGCAATTCGGCTGCGCATGTGACCGAAACGATACATACGCAGCAGTAGGGCGACGAACGAGAGGGGATGACCGATGGCAGACATGCTCGTGACCGCCACCGAGGTCGGCACCCTGCTCGGCATCGCCCCCGCCGACCTCGACGTCCCGAAGGCCACACTGCTCGCTGAGATCGCGACGGCGATCGTGCAGGGCGAGACCGGGCGGCCGGCGCAGCGCCTGGTCGAGGTCGTCGACGACACGGCGACCCTGACCGGCACCACGGACCGGTGGCTTGACCTGCCGCAGCGTCCGGTCACGGCGGTTGCCAGCGTCACTCTCGACGGCGTCGCGCTCGTGGCCGGCGCGGCAGGATCAGGTGGCGCGACGTACCGGCTGCGTGGCGACCGGTTGTGGCGTGGCGACGGCTGGCAGACGTACGTCGGCGAGCCGTCCGAGGTGGAGATCGTCTACTCGCACGGGTACGCGACCGGCGACCAGCAGTTGGAGTTCGCCCGGTCCGCAGTGTTCGGCCTGATCCGGAGCGCGTACGACAACGAGCAGGGCCTGCTCAGCGAGAAGATCGACGACTACGCCTCTACTTTCGACGCCCTCTCGGCCCGCATGGAGGCCTCGCCGCACCTGCAGCGCGCCCTGGTCCGAGCCTACGGACGGGCGGCCGGCATGGTGAGGCTCGGATGAGCGTCGCGTCCGCGCTTGCCCGTGGTCGGGCCGCAGCCCTGGCGCTGATGCAGGACACCTGCACCATCACCTACGTCACCGGTACCCACACCGACGACCGTGACGGCAGGGTCACCGAGCAGCGTGCCACCCGCTACTCCGGCGCCTGCCGGATCCAGGCCCCGGCGGCGCAGGGCCAGCAGCAGGACCCGGGGCAGGCCACGGTGACGCTGCTGCGGATGCAGCTGCAGCTGCCGGTGGTCGGCACGGAGGGTGTGGCCCGCGGCGACCAGGTGACCATCACGGCCTCGGTCGGCGACCAGGCCCTGGTCGGCCGTACCTGGACGGTGCGGGATATCGCCCACAAGACGCACGCCACGTCGCGGCGTATCACGATCGGGGAGGTCACGTGATCGACGTACAGGTGACCGGCGCCCATGAGTTGATCGCCGACCTGGACCGGGCCGTGTCGCGCGCACCGGGCGAGGTCGGCAAGGTCGTCAACAAGGGCGCGCTCAACATCAAGACCGATTGGGCGCGGCGCTGGTCCGGGCTGTCGCACGCCCCCGCAGCCGGTGCGTCCGTCACCTTCGATACGTACTTTCTGCCCGGATCGGCGCGTGCCGAGATCGGCCCGGACAAGGGCCGGCGGCAGGGCGCGCTCGGCAACCTGCTCGAGTACGGGTCCGTCCACAACGCCCCGATCCCCGGCGGTCTGCCGTCCCTCGAGGCGGAGGCGCCGCGGACCGAGCGGGCGCTGTCCGACCTTGCCGAGAGGCTGCTCGGCGGTGGCTGACCTCGACGACCGGTGGCTCGTCGACGGCGGCCTGGCCCTGCTGCGCGCCGATGCCGGGCTGACCGTGTATCCGGACGCTGAGGGTGTCGTGCCGGCGGTGCCGGTGGCGCCGTATGTGCGGGTCTACGGGGCGGTCTCGCGGCCGCCAGGGACGCACAACGCCCTCGACGGCCGGTCTGCGCTGTGCGTCGTGCGCTGGTGGTGCCACTGCATCGGCGCAAATGAGGACGCGGCGCTCGCCGTGGCGATGCGCGTCCGGGCCGCGCTGCTGGATCAGTGGGTGCACGGTGACCTCGTGCGTGAGGATGTCGCCGACCGGCCGCCGATGCGGGATGAGTCGCTCGGTGCGTCGGTGTATGACGCGCCGAGGGTGTACCGGCTGGAGACCTACCTCTGACGTCTGGTCAGCAGGACGAACACGGTGATGATCGCGGCGGTTACGACGACGCATGGGCACCCGACGACGAGCAGGTGCCACGGCTTGATTGCTCCCATGGCGTGCACCGTACCGGCCAATCGCTATGAGACACGTGTGCGATACGCAGAGTATTGAGGAGGCGGTATGGCTGCACTGACCGCGACCACTACCACGCTGGCGGGGGTCGCACCGTCACCAGCGTCGGTGGCCGCATCGGACACGATCGCGGAGGCCCAGTTCGGCTCTGCCGGCGTGATCCTGCGCGTGATCAACGGCGGAGCAAGCTCGGACACGGTGACGATCACCGACCCGACCACGACGGCGCTCGGGTCGGCGGCGACAAATCCGACGGTCGCGGTCGCCAACGGCGCAGCGAAGATGATCCTCATCCCTCGGACCGCCATCAATCCGTCGACCGGCGTCGCAACCGTCGCGCACAGCTACACGACCAGCGTGACCTGCGAAGTCTGGAAGGTGTGACGACGATGTGCTGGACCATCGTGACGCACCCAGAGACCGGCGGCGTCGGCGTCATCGCCGAGTCGGCCCTGCGTGGCCACCTCAACGTCGGATGGCTGCAGCGCGAGCCGGCCGACTGGTCCGAGGATCCAGACGAGCTGCGAGCGCTCCTCGCCGCCGAGGCGGCCGAAGCCGATCGGGCAGCGCACGCCCGGCGCACGCCAAGCGTCGACCAGGAGCCCGCATTCGACGTCGACAACGACACCGACAGTGCGATTGAGCAGGAGGAATAGGCCATGGCCTTTGTAGTGATCGATGGCAAGGTCAAGGCCAGTTTCTTGACCGCCTGCAGCAACATCGCAGCGCCGACGACGACCGAACTCAACGCCGGCACATCGCTGGAGACCAAGCTCGCCGCCGATGGCATCGATATCGGCATCAAGACCGGCACCGCCGACACGTCGATCATCGGGTCGCGGTATGCCACCGGACGGGCCGGGCGCGTGTCGATCGACATCATGCTGAAGTTTCTCCACGACGACACCGCCGACACGCCGTGGACCGTGTTGACCTACGGCGCCACCGGATTCCTGGTCGTGCGCCACGGCCTGGCCAGCACCACCGCGTGGGCCAGCTCCCAGAAGGTCAAGGTGTACCCGGTCGAGGTCGGAGAATTCGACGACGAAGAGTCAGGCGAGTCCAAGCGATGGGGCTTCTCGGTCCCCCTCATCCTCACCGGCGACCCGAACCAGCGGGCGGTCATCGCGTGACGACGTTCGACGAGATCCTTGCGCAGGCGCAGCTGCCGGAGACAACGGTCACGCTGTGCCTGCGCGGGGACCTGCACGCGCAGTGGTCCGAGCTGGAGCGCCAGCTGCCGGACGCCAGCACTGAGGCGGTCAGCCTGGCCGAGCCGTCCGAGGCATTCCGGATCGCCGAGCAGATGGAGGCCCTGCGCGAGCAGATGCAGGCTGCCAGGGTGACGTTCCGGTTGCGTGCGATGTCCGCGCTGGACTGGGCGGCGTTTGCCTCGACCAGGCCTGCGCCCCGCAAGGACGACGAGGACGAGGTGGTTTGGCGGGGTAGGTGGTACGCGTGGGTATCGGAACTGGTATCCCGATGCGCTGTTGATCCCGAGATGACTACCGCACAGGTGGGCCAGCTCGTCAGCCGAATTTCCGGCACGCAGTGGGACGAACTGTCCAATGCGGCGTGGGCGATCAACGAGCGTACGGTGCAGATCCCTTTCTCCGCCGCCGCCTCCGCGCTGACCCGGACCACCGCGCCCGAGTAGAGGCGGCGCACGCGGCCGGCGTGCCGCTGTCCCGGTGGCTCGGCCGGGAGCCGCGCACCGTCACCCGCTACGAGCGCGACGACGACGGCCTGCTGGTCGCCGCCATCACCGAGCGGGAGCCGGAGTGGCTCGACGACGACCGCGACCAGGTCCTGGCGCTGCTCGCCGAGCAGGCAGAGACGTGCCCAGGGTGCGGCCGGCCGCTCGACGAATGTCGGGACCCGGAGACGGCCCGGACGTGGCGGGTCGTCGACGACCTGTGCCACGCCTGCATGGCTCTGGACATCGACCGCCACAACGAGGCCGAGCGCAAGAGGCCTCGCTTCGGCCGCTACGTCGCGGCTGTCCGCAACTGATGAGAGGGGGCGACCGTGGCTGACCGCACCGTCTCCGTCGCCCTCATCGCCAAGGTTGAGGGGTTCGTCGGTGGCATCGGCACCGCCGCCCGGGCGACCCGCGGGTTCGTTGGTGAGCTCGACCAGGCCGCCGACAAGCAGCGAAGCCACGCGCAGTCGTTCGACAACATCGCCAACGCCGCTGGCATGGCCGGCGCGGCGATCGTCGGCGGCTTCGGCCTGATCGTCCACTCGGCGATGCAGTTCGACTCGGCCATGTCGGCAGTGTCGGCGGCCTCCGACGCCACGAGTGGGCAGATGGAGCAGCTGCGCGAGGCCGCCATCAGTGCGGGTGCGGCGACGAAGTTCTCTGCGACCGAGGCGGCCGAGGCCGAGACCGAGCTGGCCAAGGCCGGCATCTCCACGGCGGACATCCTCGGCGGGGCACTCACCGGGTCCATGTCGCTCGCCGCGGCCGGCGGCCTGTCGCTCGCTGACGCGGCCACCGACGCCGCTCAGGCGATGAAGATCTTCGGGCTCGGCGGCCAGGATGTGGGGCACATCGCCGACGTCCTCGCGGCCGGCGCGAACAAGTCGGCGGCCGATGTGAAGACCCTGGCCGACGCGATGAAGCAGGGCGGCCTGGCGGCCGCGAACGCCGGCCTGTCCCTCGAGGAGACGGTCGGCACGCTGGCGGCGTTCGCCGACAATGCCATGGTCGGGTCCGACTCAGGTACCAGCCTGAAGACGATGCTGATGGCGCTGTCCAACCCGTCCAAAGAGTCAGCGCTGATGATGCAGCACCTAGGCATCGCCGCATACGACGCGGGTGGGGCGTTCGTTGGCATCACGGCGCTCGCCGAGCAACTGCGGACCAAGCTCGGCGGACTGACGCAGGCCGAACGCGACCAGGCGATGGCGCAGATCTTCGGATCGGACGCCACCCGCGCGGCCACTGTGCTGTACCGGCTGGGCGCCGAGGGTGTGCAGGAGTACGTCAAGGCCGTCAACTCCGCTGGCGCCGCAGATGACACGGCACGCGAGAAGATGAACAACCTGAGCGGCGACGTTGAGCAGCTCAAGGGGTCGTTCGAGACGCTGACCGTGCAGTCCGGCTCTGCCGTCTCAGGTGGTCTGCGGGACTTGACGCAGGCTGCAACCCGGGCAGTCAACGCGGTCGGGGAGATCCCGGCGCCGGTCGCCACCGCGGGCATGTGGCTGACCGGGCTGACAGGCGTGGCGATGGCCACCGGGGCTGGCCTGCTGATGGCCAGGAACAAGGTCAAGGATCTGCAGGAGTCCCTGACGTCGCTCGGCCCAGTGGGGGCGAAGGCATCGGGCGCGCTCGGGGCAACCGCAGCCGCGACGGGGAAGCTCACGGTCGCGCTGGTCGCACTGCAGACGGCGTCGGCGGCGATGGGGCATGACGTGTCGCCGAGCGTGCAGAAGACGGCCCAGGAGTTGGAAAAGCTCGGCGAGTCCGGCAAGAAGTCGGGCGACGCGCTGAGCCACCTCTCGTCCGACCTGGGGACGCTCGGCAGCGGTGCGCTGGCGAAGTTCAGCAACGGCTTTGCCGGCGTGACAGAGTCGCTGACCGGCCTGGGAAGCGTATTCGACGAATCGCTGTACCACGCGAAAGAGCGCATTTCCGCGATCGACCAGGGAATGGCTGCGCTCGTCTCGGCCGGGAAGACCGATGAGGCTGCGAAGGCATTCGACCGGCTCGCCAAGGAGGGCAAGAAGGCCGGCATCTCCATGGACGACCTCAAGGCTGGTCTGCCGCTGTATGAGGCTGCTATCGCCGGGGCGAACAAGGCGCAGCTCACTTCGATTGCCGCGACCGAGCGAGCGAAGGCAGAAACCGACCTACTTGGTGGGTCACTCGAGAACGCGGTCAACCACTACGGCTCGCTCAAGGACGCGATCGACGGTTTCAACGGGGCCGCGGAGTCGACCACGAAGGCGACGATCGACGCGGAGAAGGCCGTTGATGACCTGTCGGACAGTCTGACCAGCAACGGCGCGACCCTCGACCTGACCACGCAGAAGGGTCGCGACAACCAGCAGGCCATTTTCGGCGTTACCGATGCTGCGCGCGACGCCGCACAGGCCACCTATGCGCAGACCGGCTCGCTATCGCAGGCGCAGGCCGTCTACTCGTCATACATCGGGCAGCTTCAGTCGACGATGAAGCAGGCCGGTTTTACGCAGGGGCAGATCGACGCACTCACGGCTGCGTACGCCAAGATTCCGCGCGAGATAACGACGACGATCCATAGCTGGACGATCTACCATGAGGGAAAGGCGACGCAGACAGACCAGTGGCCTGGGGTTCCGTATCGGCAGCAGCGCTGGGGTGGCGTCACCGAGCACGCTGCGGCCGGTCTCCTGCGGGATGCGCAGATGTTTTCCGGCGGACCGACGCGGTATGCGTTCGCTGAGCCGTCTACCGGTGGTGAGGCTTTCATCCCGAGGCTCGGTGACCTCTCGCGATCCCGCGGGATCGCCGAACACGTGGTGCGGAACTGGCTTGGCGGTCAGGTCTCATGGCGGCGGACAGGCAGCAACGGCGGCGGCACCACGGTCGTCAGCTCGTCACCGATCTCCATCACGGTCACCGTGCCGCCGACTGCCAACCCGGTCGACACTGGACGCGAGGTCGTCAAGGTCATCCGCCAGTACCAGAAGGCCACGACCGGCACGGCGACGGTCTGACATGGCTATCGACCTGTTCGACGGCGTGTCCCTGATCGGCGAGGCTGCGCTCACCACGGCCACCGGCGAGTGCGGCATCTGGGGGTCCGGGTCGGCCGCCGATCCGTCGCTGTGGGACTCCGCCACCTGGGGCCCCGATGAGACGTTCGTGGACATCCTCAAGGCCGAGGACGGCACGAAACTCCTGCGTTCGCTGACGACCAACCGCGAGTTTTCCCACGAGGTTCAGCGGTGGGACGGCGGCACCGCGACCGCCGTACTCACCAACTTGCGGGGGCGGTTCTCGAGCTCCAACCTGTCCGGGCCATTCGTCGCCGGCGGTATCTCTGGCATCCGCTCGCTGGTGCCGATCCGCTGGCTGGCGACATACCAGGGCGTCACATACCCGCTGTACCGCGGGTACGTGGAGGAGTGGCTGCGCGACTACGACCCGACCAACGCCGATGCGCTGGTAACGATCCCGCAGACCGACGAGTGGGCACGGCTGTCGGTCGCCGGTGGAGTCAAGGTCCCGGCCGCCGGAGCGGGTGAGCTGTTCGGTCCCAGATGTCACCGCATCCTCGACGCGGCCGGCCATACCGGTGCCCGCGTCATCGACGTCGGCACCACGACCATGCAGGCGACCGACCTGGACAAGAAGGCTGCCGACGAGCTGGCGCTGACGGCCGACAGCGAGGGTGGCTCGGTCTACATCGGCGCCGCCGGCGAGGTGATCGGGGAGCGGCAGTACGCGCTGGTCGAGAACGCCAGGTCGATCGTGGTGCAGGCCGTGTTCGGCGACAACCCGGCCGCCGGCGAGATCCCATACTCGGACCTCAAGCCGACGACCAGCGCGAAGCAGGTCGTCAACATCGCGAGCTACCAGCGCGTAGGCGGCACCGCGCAGGTCCGGGCAGACGCCATGTCCCGCGCGCTGTGCCGGGACCGGACCGATCCACGCACCGATCTGGTGTGCGAGACCGACGCGCAGGCGGATACCCTCGCCGCGTGGAAGGTGGCCAGGTGCAAGGACCCGGAGGATCGGTTTTCGCTGATTGAGCTGCGACCGAGGCACGCCAAGTACGGGGCGAAGCTGTGGCCGCAGGTGCTCGGTCGGCAGGTCCGTGACCTGATCCAGGTGTGGCGGCGGCCGCCGGGCGAGGACCCGATGGTGCGCTACTGCCACATCGCCGGAATCTCGCACGAGATCACGCAGGACGACTGGGTCACCCGGTTCGCCCTGTGGTCGGCGACGCCGTACCTGAGGTTCGCCTCGTCGCGGTTCGACGTCGGCACCTGGGGTGCATCAGACACGGACGCCACAGCGGCCGTCTGGTTCTACTGAGGAGAGTCGATGGCAGAAGAGCCTGTGTCGCCGCTGGTGCTCGAGGTCGTGGCCGTTGTGCACCCGGTCGACGTCGACGTCCATCCGTCGTGCCCGCCCGGATACCGGTGGGCCGTCCAGGTGGGCGGGCGCCCACCGGCGGACTTGGACTACTGCGTCCAGGCTGGTCACGAAGCGGCGCAGCAGGACGCGCTGGTCATGGCCGAGATGGTCGGCGTCGCCTGCGTGCAGGCGTTCCGCAAGCTCGGCTCACCGGCCAAGTACGGGGTGCTCAGACTCGATTACGACCCACTTCCGGCGTCGGCTGACGACCGGCCGATCGTCGAGTTCAAGTAGGGGGGATCGTGGGGTACACGACCGTCGTGCCCGGCACCGCCATCACGGCGTCGTGGGCAAACGCCAACGTGAGAGACCAGGTGGTGACGCCGTTCGCCACGGCACTCGCCCGAGACTCGGCGATCACCGCGCCGGTCGAGGGCATGATCTGCTATCTCGCCGATGTCGACCAGTTCTGGTACTACAACGGATCACTGTGGGCGCCAATTCCGAGCACCCTGGTCGGCCGATCGAACAAGGGGTCATCGTCAGCTACCACCACCGGCGAGGTGCTGGTGACGTACTTCTCGGCGGCAGCGAAGCAGGCGCAGCCGATCGCCGTGCAGACCGGGCCGCTGCGACTCAACTCCAACACCAGCGGCGACTTCGTGATGGCTCGCATTCGGTACACCATCGACGGGTCGAACCCGACGACATCATCGGCGATCCTGTCCACCGTCGAGGTGCCGACAGGGTCCGCGCAGAGCGCGATCACATTCACCGAGCTTTACATCCCGGCGACGACGCACACCGTCAAGTTCGGCTTGACGGTCGGACGGTTCGCAGGGAGCGGCACGGTCGGACTCGTCGTCGACTCCAACCAGCCGAACATCAACGTGTGGGCTACGGCTCTCGGGTCTGACCCCGGTGATGGCGGAACCGACCCGTGATGAGGAGGGAAAGCCAGTGATCGAGCAGCGCCCCCGCAACGACGACGGGTCGCCTGGCCTCTGGGACACCGAAGAGCCTGGTTACGTACCGCGCGAGCGCGCCTGGCATGCGGCACTCGTTCGACCCGGGTCGTCCGTCGTGGTCCGCTCCGAGCCCGTCCTCGCGGCCGGTGAGGACTGGACCGGCTACCCGCCGACGCTCGAGCTGGACTGGACGGAGTGGTCGCGAGACCACGAGGCCGTGTACGGCCTGGCAGTCTACGGCTCCCCGGTCGCCGCGCGGGCCGAGCGCAAGGCAGCCTGGCGCAAGCTGCGCCGGTACGCGGCCGGCACCGACCCGGACGACGAGGCCACGCGCCGTGCTGTGGCCGGCGCGATCCGGCGCATCCTGCTGGACCTCGCCCCGGAGGTCACGGACTGATGGGCCGCTGGACCGATCTCGCAACCTGGCGCGGCCCGTCACCCAACCAGGGTGGCGCCGCTGTCGAGCAGCGTGGCGTGGTGCTGCACATCGCCGAGGGCTCGTACGACGGGACCGTGGCGTGGTGCCTCAACCCGTCGGCCGAGATATCCGCCCAGTTCGTCAGCGCGAAGGATGGCCGCGCCTGCCAGTTGGTCGACACGGACATCACGGCCTGGACGCAGGCGGCCGGCAACGGCCGGTGGATCAGCATCGAGTTCGAGGGCCACGCCGGCGATTCGCTGACGGCCGGCCAGCTCGAGTTCGCGGCGCGCGTCCTCGCCCGCGCACACCAGACGTACGGCGTCGCCGTCCAGCTCGCGGACAGTCCGTCCGGCCGCGGCCTTGGCTGGCACGGCATGGGAGGCGCGGCGTGGGGTGGCCACACCGGGTGTCCGGGGGCGCCGATCGTGGCGCAGCGCGGGGCGATCGTCGCCCGCGCGCAGCAGATCATCAACGGAGGGAGCACGACCATGGCGCTCGAGGGGTACGACCGGTGGTCAGCCGACAGCACGCTCTACATGCTGTTCACGGCGCTGGCCACGGACAACGATCAGATCACGTCTATCCACGTAGCCGACGGCAGCACGAAGACGTGGCCGAACAGGCTCAAGCAGCGGCTGGTCACGATCGTCACGGACGTCGCCTCGATCAAGACGGACGTCGCCGCGATCAAGACCGCGCCGGCCCCGTCGCCGCAGCTGTCGGCGGAGCAGCTCGCCGCGATCGGCTCGGCCGCGGCGTCGCAGGCGGCGACGATCCTCGGCGAGCGGCTCGAGGTCACTGAGGCGCAGCTGGCCGAGCTGGGGGCGCAGCTGGCCGAGCTGAAGCGGATCGCGGACAAGCTCTTCGGCGGCCGGGTGGCCGCGGCCGGCGCCGAGACGGACGCGCTCGCGCCGTGACCACGGAGCAGCTGCTCGAGATTCTCGGCGTACCCACCGGCGCCGGGGTGACCGTGGGTCTCGGCGTCCTGGTGGTGCGCTGGCTGCGTGCTGGTGGGGAGCGGCGGCTGCGGCGTACGGCGACGCAGCTACTCGGGGACGGCGAGCGGCGGGGCCTGCTGGAGACGGTGGAGGCTCACGGCGCGGACATCGCCGCTATCCGTGCCCAGCTCGAGCCGGACCACGGCGGGAGCCTTCACGATGTGCTCGTCCGGGTGGACGAGCGGACGCTGCGGATCGAGCAGCGCCTCGACGCCCACATCGCAAGCCCGCACATGCCGACCACGTGGCCGGTCAACCGCAGATGAAATGAGGAGTCAATGCAGAAGCCGAGCCTCGGTCGGATCGTGCACTATCGCGGCCGCCAGGGCGTGCTCGCGATGCGCGCGGCGATAGTCACGGGCACCGTCGACAGTCTCGACCCGGGCAACGTCGCGGCCGGGAACGTCCGGGCGCTGACCGACGAGCAGCACGTGCACCTGTGGGTGTTCACGCCTGGCGAGTCGGCCGGCTTCCCGGAGTTCAACGTTCCGTGTGGTGAGCCGGTCGACGGGTGCATCCCGCCCGGCTCGTGGTGCTGGCCTCCGAGGGTCTGATGTTCACAGCGATCTGGGTGATCCTCGCGCTCGTCGGCGGCGCCACCGAGCTGGTGGCGCTGGCCAACAAGAAGCCCGGAGACACCCTCAGCGAGCACGTCTGGAAGATCGCCAAAGTCGGCGACCCGCGCCCGACGCCGCTGGTGTGGACGATCCGGGCGCTCATCGCCCTGGTGATGCTGTGGCTCGCTGGGCACTTCTCGCTCGGCTGGTGGACGCCGTCCGACCCCTGGCCAGGCTGATTCCCCCTGCCACCGCACGGCGCATTCGCGGGCGCCGTGCGGACGTTGGTGCGCCTCGACCCCCGCGTGCCAACAACGAAGCGCCCCGCCCCGGGATTACCGGGCGGGGCGCTTTCGTGCGTGCTGGGTACGTCGTCAGCTCACGCGCTGGCGGTAGCTCGGCGACCATGGCGGCCGGTTGCCCATCGCCGCGTTGAACCGGCGCCGACACGAGTCGATCCGCCCGTGGTTGTCGCCGCGGGCGTGGTTGATATACCTGAATGTCTTGAGGTATCGGCGCTTACGAGAAGCCCTGCTCATGACCCCTCCTGGGTCTCGTGGCGGATGGCTGATCCCCGATGGGGGCGATGAGTGGGTGCCGCGCCGTTGATCACGCGGAGGCCGGCCGGTTTCGGTCCACCCGGGTGGCTCAGGCGCGGGCGAGGTCTGCCGCCAGCTTGTCGAGCCACTTGACCAGCATCGGAGACCCGATCTCGGGGTCGCCAGCATTGGCTCGCGCGATGCTGATTACCTGGCCGAGTGGCGCCCCGCTCTCGGCGAGCTCGGCGACCAGGCGGAGCTCATCGTCGAGCTCGCCGCGGAGCTCGGTCTGCGACATGATCTCGTGGTGGAGCTCTCGTGCCTCGTCGTGCGTTGCCTCGACGCCGACCTGCGCGGTGCGGCGGTGGAGCTCCGCGACCCGGCGGGCAGCTTGGCTGACCTCGCGGCGCCGGGCGAGCTTGGCGAGACCCTCGAGCGCCTCTGCGACGATGCTGGCGGTCTGCTCGGTCATGGCGATGGCGGTCACGGTGGATCCCTTCAGGTCGGTGCGGGCGCCTGGCCCAGGTCGGTTGTCGCGGAGCCACTCGACGGCCTCGCGCGGGTATCCACTACGGACGCCGTGGTGGCGGAGTGCGGAGCGGGCTGCCTCAACGGAGAGGCCGAGTAGTGCCGCCGCCTCGCGGAGCGGCACCACCGGGATGTTCGGCCGGCCAGTCACAGCCGGCCGACCTGGTAGTCGGCTCCGTCGATCCAGAGGTTGCCGCCGTCGTCGATGTGTCCGTCTGCGTCGGAGGGGAGCGCGGCGAGCGCGTCGTAGGCGTCCTGGTCGATCGTGACGATCGAGCCGTCGCGCTCGACCTCCCCGGCTCCGCCGGCGAGCGTGTCTTTGAGATAGGACTCGATCTCGCTGGCGATGTGGCTGGGGACCTGGATCATGTGCTGTGCCATGGTGTCCTCCGTTGGTTCGTGCTGTCTTTGTGGTGGCTCAACCTTAGCACGATTCGCGCTAGGGTTGAGGGGTTCACTCGTGCGGGTGACGCCACTTCCGCCACGCCAACGCCCCCGATCGGCGCTACCCTCGACACACGGCGCCGCCTTCCCCGCCAACGCGGGGGTTCATCGTCCCCCTCGGGGATGGCAACATCGCGAACGCCGACGACCCGAAGCGCCCCCGCCCACCAGCGGGGGCGCTTTCGTCATGCCCGCAGCCATGCCACCAGCCGCGCCATCCGATCCACCTGCTCGCCAGCCACCAGCACCACGAACGCCGCGATCATCAGCCACCCGCACACCGCCGGCGCGCCCGCGATGTACACCAGCCACGCGACGCCGAGCAGCACCCCGCCGAGCCCCTGGCACGCCAGCCACGCACGGGCGCAGCGGGGAGCGTCGATCGTGCGGAGATCAAAGTCCGAGCCATGCCTTCCAGCGTGGGAGCGGCTCTTCCTGTGCTGCCTCCCAGAGGTCGCGTGGGACGTAGTAGACGTGGGTGGCACCGGGGTTGATGGGGTCGTCCTCGTACCAGCCGACGCGGCTGGCGTAGAGGACGTCAGGTTCGGTGTCTGGGATGTAGACGTCGTCTCCCGTACCATGATCCACATCCCCTCTCGGGCCAGCGCTTCCGTTGCTGCGTTTTCCCTGGTCGCTCGCCGTATCGGTGGCCACCTCCGGTGGGGGAGGGGAGGGGTTATTGATCTTGTTGTGAGCCAACGCGACGAGTGCCACGAACGCGATCGCCGCGAACATCGCGACGGTGTGACCGATGCCGTTGTCCATTGACGCACCCCCTAGAAGGCCCAGCCGAAGCAGAAGTCGAGAAGTTTGCAGTCGTTGTCCATGCCCCAGCTGATGAAGGTCCCCATCCGACCGGGAATCAGGTCCGCCATGAGGGCGATCGGCACGACCATGCCGAGCATCTTGAAGTTGATCCGGCCAGCCGGGGACTTCGGCAGCTGCACCTTGGCGACTGGCCCGAGCAACTTCCCGGCCCAGCTAATGACCCACTTCCAGTTCGGTAGCCACGCGCACACCAGGTAGACCGTCAGCAGCGCGAGCAGGCCACCGAGGATCAGCGCGGTATCGCCATCCTTGATGTACGCGTTGCCGGTGTCCTTCGCGACGTCGATTGCCCAGCTACACCGCGCGACCAGCCATGAGTCGAGCGCCCCACCGTTCCAGCCCTCACGCAGGCCGGCCAAGTAGCACATCGCCGCGACGCGGTCCCGCCACGAGTCCGGACCGACACCGAACCAGTCGAGCAGCCCGCCGCAGGCCAGCACGATGAACGTCAGCGTCGGGGACATGTAGTGGTTGATCGTGGTGATCGTGTCCGCGTTCATCGACGCCTCCCCAGACGCCAGGCCGCGACCTGCTCGTCGGTCTCCAGGTCGCACAGCTGAAGCCAGCACATCCCCAGCTCGGACCGCCGGATAACCGCGGCCTCGGCGAGCTGCTGGCCGAGCTGCTCCAGTTCGTCACGCGACCGCTCGGCCGGCCCACCGGGGCTGAAGTCGAGCACGACGAGCACCGGGTCGACGGGCGCCACATCGTCTCCGTGACGGAGCCGCGCCAGGTAGGTGCGGCTCCCGTACAGATCAGTCACGGTGCTCATCTCCCGCGTGCGCCAGGATCAACACGACGACCGCTGCCACCAGGAGCCCGACGACCAGGTTGGCGGCTACCGCCTGGTGGTCCTCGAACATGAGCACGGAATACCCGAGGGCACCGGCGGCAGCGCTCGTGAGCGCGAGCGCGATCCGGTCTGCGACCTTGCGCAGCGAAGCGCTTGTGAGCGCCAAGGCGATCCGGTCTGCTGCCTTGCGCAGATGCGGGCGCTTCACGACCGGCCACCCGTCACTCGGGCCCGCCGCGCTGCCGACTCGTCCGCCATGCGCTGCTCGCGCTGGCTGGCGCCCGCAGGTACGGCCGACGTCCCCGACCAGTACCGGCCGCCGCGCCGGGTGACTGCGGCCCGGTCCTTGGCCGCTTGGAGCTCGCGGAAGGACAGCTTCCGCCCGGTCTCCGGCGCGGCCGTCTCGCCCTCGTGCTCGCCGCGCCGCGTGGTGCCGGCGGGTCCGCGCGGCGCCGGCTGCTCGAATGCCGGCTCCCGCACCGTCTCGCGCCGCGGCGTGCCCTCTCCGGCGGTGCCGCGGCACGGCGGGATGTCGACGTTGGGCTGTCCGAGCGGGTGTGCGACCCCGTCCGAGCCGACGATCTCGGCGCAGCCGGACGCAACCCGGTGAGCGCACTCGGGCACGGTGAGCGGCGCCAGTCCCGGCGCGGGGACGTAGGTGACCTGCCCGATGTCCAAGCATGGCTCTGCGGCGTCAGCCGTCGATCCGTCCACCAGGACGATGCCGACGCCGGTTGTCGCGAACAGGCTAGCGGCGATTATCCGACGCGCCACCGGGTGCCGGCGGCGGCGTGTACGTGTGACCATTGGGATCTCCTTTTTGAGGGAGCCGGGGCGCGGGCGTTTCTCAGGCGGGCCGCGCCCCGGGTATCAGTTGGCTGGCTGTGTGTCGCTGGCGAGTTCGGCGGCGAGGTCTTTCGCCATCCGTCCTGCCAGGTCGTTGCGGATGGACAGGCCGCGGCCGCGGATGGCTGCGGCGAGCGCGTCCCTGGTGATCTGCCGCCCGGTCGCGTGGAGTCGGACGGCCTCGATGAGCGCGACGCGGGCAAGATCGTCCGCACCGTCCGTGTCGTCCGTCGGCTCGGCGAGCGCGACCGCGGCGGCCGGCTCGACCACGCCGGCCCACACCGCGGCGCGGAACGCACGGAAGGTGCGGCGCGGGTACAGCGCCCACCGGAGCGGCGAGAACCGTACGGCCCGCGGGTCCACCAAGCCGAGCGCCCGGAGCCGATCGCGGTTGAGGCTGCGGGACCGGATGGCCCACAGCCACGGCGAGATCGAGGACAGGGCGCCGAACGTTACCGCGAGCGCCGTTGGCTCCCAGCCCTTCGAGAAGTGCCAGTAGTTCAGCGTGCCGACCAGCGCGCCGACGGCGTACGAGCCGAGCCGCAGCCGCAGGGACGCGTCGCCGGCCATGAGCGCCGCGTGCGCCTCGGCCGCCAGGTACACGCCGATGGACTCGAGGGCGGCGGCGAAGAGCACCGCGAGCACCCAGCTCTCGACGAGGCGCTCGTACGCCCATCCGGCCTGCCCGTACACGGCGGCTGAGTTGACGAGCAGGAGCGGTACGGCGAGGGCAAGCACCCCGCCGCGCCCGTGGCGTCCCCGTCCGCGGTCGTCCGCCGCGCGGGACGCCTGGTCAGCTGGGGTGCCGCTGGTACTCGGCGCAGGCCTTGGCATGGGGGTGTCGTCCGCGGTTGCGAGCCGGATGGACGGCGCGGCGGCAGGTACGGGCCGTGGCGCTGTCACCGTCGCTTGGTGTGTCATGACACGTACGGTAACCTACGTGTCATGACACGTGCAACTGGATCACACGACGGGCGTCATGACACCATGCCGGCCATGACTGGACGGAGCGGACGCGGCACAGCCCGTCAGACCGTCCGAATCGACGAAGACCTGTGGAAGCTGCTTGGTCGGCTCGCCGCGGAACGCGGGACGGACCGGTCCGCGGTGCTCCGCGACTTCATCCGCTGGACGTGCGGAGAGCCGGACGCGCCCGAGCCGTACCGGCTCGTGAACGAGGTAGAGGGCGACCCGTCGGACGGGTGACCGAATAGCGACGGTGTGCGACCATGCCTGGCATGACCGAGCCTGCCGCGCCACAGCCCACGCCGGACGCTCCACCCTCGACCCAGCCCGTGCGGCCGACGTCGCCGCCACGCTCACGCCGGGCCACCATCTTCATCGTGGTCGGTAGCGCCGTCGGCACCTGCGCGCTCTTCGCGGCCGCCGCCATCGCGATGTGGTGGGGACGCAACCACCCGTCCGACGCCGGCCTGGTCCGGCTGTGCCGCACCGCGGTCACCGCGCACCTACGGGCTCCGGGCTCGGCGCGGTGGCCCGGCGGAGAGTCCGTGGTCCAGGAAGACGAGGAGTGGACGGTCACCGGCGCCGTCGACAGCCAGAACGGGTTCGGCGCTCTGCTGCGTACCGGTTGGGAGTGCCACGGCGAGCGCCTGAACGGCGAATGGCACGTGATAGACGTCGACTTCGGCCAACAGCAATAGCACCCGATCGGCTGACGTGTCGCCGCAATGAGCAAGTCGCGGCGAAGCGGACATGCATCGCCGGCGATTAACAGAAGCGCTTAGCAATCGTTAAGGTCGGCACTGTCGACGCTCGGTAATCGCGCATTCCTAAGGTGAGGAATGCGAGATTTCGCAGCACTCCACGTCGAATTGAATTACGCGCTAAGGTGGCCATGCACGCGCCTACTTGGCGCCGGCAGAAAGGAACCGATGCGCAACCAAAACGTAGCCCTATTTTCCGGATCCGCAGATAGCGAATCAGCACTCCGCCAAGCCTCCATCATGCTCCACCTATGCGTTACGCGCGGGTGGACGCCCACCGTGGCGTGCCGCAGCGTCCAGGCCGTCGCCGATGCTCTCGCCGCCGGGGGCGTCCGCATCATCGTCGCGGTGGCCCCGACAGCCGCGCTCGTAGAGGCCGTCACCGCAGGCGGCGGCACCCTCGAGGTGGTGAGGCCGAGCCCGGCCGTCACGAGCACGCCCCCCGGCCTAGCGGCCGCGCTCGGCGAGCTGGTGCGCACGGGCAAGCTCGGGCCGGACGACGCGGCGTCGCTGCTGCACGCGGCCGGGCCGTGCCCGGCGGGCGAGGGCACGCTCCACCGGCGCCCTAAGCGCACCGCCTAACGAAGCGCGAGAATCGCTCGCCGCAAATCCTCAGACACGTCTGTATATATCTGCGTGCTCGACAGGGACTTGTGCCCCATTAACTCCTGGACCACGCGGATATTCGCACCCTCCCTAAGTAGATTCGTGGCATAGCTGTGCCTGATTCGGTGCAATCCTCCCTCCTTTACAAGGCCGAGCTGCCCGAGCCTGTATCGCGACGAGCGCGATAGCCAGTCAGCGTCATTCCTCCCGCCGGTCGCCTCCATGAGATTGCCCGGCGGGAGGTCAGCGATGGCATTCCAAACGCGTGGATGGGTAGGCAGCTCGCGCGGATCGCCACCCTTGCCGCGCCGGACGACGAGCACCTGGTCCGTGACGTCGCCCCCGCGCAGTGGTGCGATCTCGCAGCACCGTAGCCCAGCCCATCCGGCAAGCAGAACAGCGAGGTGCAGCCACCCCGTGGTTCCGTCGAGCGCCGCGTCGACGGTGAGCTCATCGAGCGGCTTCGGGCGCCCTCGTGGAACGTGCGCCGCTGGCATCCCCTCGATGGGGTTGAAGTCCAACTCCCCGGCCCGGACGGCCCACCGGTAGAACCCGTCCGCGCGAGCCCTGTACGAGGACCTCGTGGACACAGACCATCGGGGCGACCCGTTGGGCCAGCGGCGCGCGAAGAGCGTCACCAGCTCGGCCTGGGATGCGTGCGCGAGTCCGCATTCGAGCTCCGGCGCTCTGTCCATCGTCCGCAGTGTGCTCTCGATGCTGCGCAGCGACCGGCGCCCGAGGGCGTCGAGCCACGCGACGTGCAGGCCGATCAGGTCTCCGTCACCCATAGCCGATCATGCCGCCACGCTCTGCGTCGGTGGCATCGGCGAGACGTATCGCTGTGGGCGCCGCGGGCGCCGGTGCTGGTCGGCCCTTCCGGACGATCCATCGCCCGGAAGGATTCGTACGTTCGGGTCGACCGGATCGATACAAACAGCTTGTTCGCGATACCGGCCCGTAACGCGAATGGACGGTTGTGCATCAACTGGCAGCAGATCCGCCGGTTTCACGGCCAGTACCGCCGCAATACGCTCGAGGTCGTCGATCGTGATCGGAGTGATTCCGCGCAGCCGGTTGCTGACCCACTTGTCGGCGACGCCGAGGCCGCGAGCAAGGTCTGACGGGCGGCGACCCTGACGAGCAAGCTCAACGCGGATCTCTGTTGCGACGCTCGACTGCAGGTTGCCGCTGCTCGACGTGATGCTCATAGAGCAAGAATCTGCCACATCGGGGCACGTGGCAACCCTCTGGCGTCTCGATCTTCCCCACAGAGGAAGGATCTTCCTCGGGAGGGTGCATGCCTTCCCTGTTTGGGTTGACGTCTTCCTGAATAGGGAAGACTATGGACTCATGAGACACGCTCTTCCCTCTCGGGACAATCTCGCTCAGCTCACCGCGGCTGCGGTACGCGTGGAGATGGCCCGGCAGGACATCTCTCCCGCGGCGATGGCCGCGGCGCTCGGGGTCGAGCTGCGCGTCCTGAACCGGCGCTTGAAGTGTCGGTCCGCGTGGACTCTCGACTGGCTCGAGGCGGTCTCGGCCGTCCTCCAGGTCGAGCCCCGACAGCTCATCTCGGGCGAGACCTGCATCGCCGCCGCCTGAACGTGCCGGCCGGGCGGCGCCGCTGCGATCGCCGCCGCCCGGCCCTGGCCCCACACAGAAACCGGCGCCCCACGGCCTGCCAGCTAGGGGGGCGCCAGATCACTCAACAGGAGGTTACCTGATGAACGGCAAGCCTACAGCGATCGACGTCTATCGACGAGACGAGCTGCTCGACGCCACAATCAGCGGCGCGCGGGTCGTCTCCGTCGACCCCACGACAATCCGCGTGGCGCTGCAGGTCGGCGAGACCACGCGGTACGTGGATCTGCCGCGCGGCACCATGCAGATCGCCATCTCGCGGGTCGCACCCGCAGAGTGGCCGCCCATGCCGGGCGACCTGTGGCGCGACAGGGTCGGCAGCCTGTGGTTCTGCCGCCTCAACGGTGGCATCGAGATGACCCCCGCAGACGTTGCGCTGACGGCGTGGATCCGGCCGGACGACCTGCTGCGCAGGTCTCCGCTGACGCTCGTGTACCGCGAGCCGGAGCCGGTGTGGTGCGTGTCCTGCGAGCAGGACGGCCACACCGAGGACGACTGCCCGCGCAACGTGCGCCAGATCCTCACCGGGCCCGGCGCGGACCACTACGCCGCATGCCAGGCCGAGCGCTTCGCCGGCCCGCACACCTACACCGGGACGCGTGAGGTCGGCCCGAACTGGGAGGTCTGCGGTCGCCCGATCGGCGACCCGATCCACCAGCTCGCCAGCGACGAGGACGTCGAGGGTGGTGAGCAGGCATGAGCCGCATCGCCACCGCCCGCCTCGCTGAGGCCGGCAAGACAGTGCACGTACGGCACCTCACAACCAGCGACGACAGGGACCTCGGGCTCATCAGCACCGCCGCCCACGACACGGCCCACGCCTGCACGCTGGCCCGCGAGGCGCTGCAGCTGGCCGGCCTCAAGGTCGGCCCGGTACTCCTGCGCGGCGATGAGATCGTCGCGTACGGCCCCGAGACAACCTCCGGTGAGGGCACGCCGGAGGACGCCGCCGACGGATCCTCCACCGTCGACGGCACGGGTGCGGGCGGGACTGAGGCGGCCCGCCCGCACCCCGCGATGCTGACCCGCGCCGGGGTGTTGCGCAGGATCGCCGATCTGGTAGCCGACGGGATGCCGGTTCCGAGCGGCATCGATTTGCACTGCTTCTGCAGCAAGTTTGAACTCGACTTCCACAACGAAGATGCGACAGCGGAAGCGGTCGAGCGATGGGCGTCTGCCCTTGATCTCGCGCCGCCGATGTGGGGTGCCGTCAACGTTCGCAACGTTGGGCAAGGCGAGTACAGGATCTACAGGACTTCCGGCAGGGCGTTCGGGCTCAGCGTAGAGGTCACCGCGTACGTCGACATCGACAAGGACTCGACCGGCCTCGAGGGCACCGGCTGGCTTGAGCAGGTGTGGGTTGCGGCCGAGCGCAAGAGCGTTTGGGCGCACCGACCGGACGGCGACGAGCGCACGCCGTGCGGCCGGTCGACCCGCACCGGCACGATCACCACCGCGAGGAAGGCACAGGACCGCTGGACGCCGTCGTGGTGCCGCAAGTGCTGGCCGGACGGGTCGCCGATCACCGTGGACGGTGCGGCATGACCATCACGCTTCCGTTCTCCCCCGCGCCCGCCGCGACCACCGACCGCCAGCTGCTCGCCGCCGCCTCCCGCGCACTGCGGGAGGCCGGATGGGTCACCGACTTCCGCACCCCCGCCGACTGGCGCCGCTGCCGCTCCAGCCGTGACGGCCGGCTCCTGGTCGCCTGGATCCCCGCCGCCACCAAAGGCGTGTGGGAGCTGGAGATCTGGCATCCGCTCGGCGGCACGCTGGAGCTGACCGACGTGCCCGTGACGGGCGCGCAGCAGGCGATCGACGTCGTCGCGGCGCTGCTCGGCGTCGGCGTACACCTCACCAGCGGCTACCGGTTCGCCACGGCGGCCTACTGCCCGGAGCACCGCCCGGCAGGTGCACGGTGACCGCCACCGACTACGTTCACACGCTCCAGACGGAGCTCGACCTGCAGCGCCTTCAGAACCGCGCCGGCCGCGAGCGCGTAGCCGAACTGGAGGCGCGCATCCGGCTGCTCGAGAGGCAGGCGCAGGTCCGGGAGGAGCTGCTTGAGGACCTTGAGGACCTCGTCGCCACGGACGCGCTCACCGGCGTCCACTCGCGCCGGTGGGCGGTCGACGCCCTGGAGGGCGCCGGCGACGTGATCCTCGTCGACCTCGACCGGTTCAAGGCCATCAACGACACGTACGGGCACGGGGTCGGGGACGCTGTGCTCGTCGAGGTGGCCTGCCGTCTGGACGGCATCGCCCCGGACTTGGTCGCCAGGATCGGCGGAGACGAGTTCGTGATCATCGTCCCCGCCGGCGCTCCGCTGCACGCGGACGCCATCGCGACGGCCGTGGCGATCGCCATCGGGGACACGCCGGTCCAGCTCGGACACGGCGTCGAGGTCGACGTGTGCGCCAGCGTCGGCGTCGCTCAGGTCCTCGACGGTGACGTGCAAGAGGAGGTCCTACACCGGGCCGACGTGGCGATGTACCACCACAAGCACGGCGGCTGCGGCTGGCCCGTGCGCTGGCTGCCCGACATGGAGGCGCCCACCGCGCCCGCACCCGTCCGGCGCAGCCACCGCGACATGCCGGAGGTGGCCGCATGATCGCCATCCCCGCCATCGTCTGCCTGCTCGCCCTGCTGGCCGTGCTCGCCGTAGCGCACGTCCGGCAGGGCTGGCGCCTCGAGGCCATGCTCTGCAGGCTCGCCGCAGCCGAGGTGCGCGCCGACCGGTGGCGCGACGAGGCCGCCCGCTGGCGGACGGAGGCGACCCAGTGGCACGACGCCCACGATCGCCTCGCCGCACAGCAGGCGGCGGACGTCGACGCTGCCATCGCCCAGGCCGAGGCCGTCACCCGCGAGGCGCGGCGCGTGCTACCAGCGCCCGCCGACCTCGACCAGGTCGAGCAGGACGCGTGGGCCGAGATCATCAACCACTACAGGAGTGACCATGGAGCTTGAGCTGCTCGGTGCCGGAGTGGCCCCGGTACTCGTCGGGATCCTCGGACTCCTGGCGGCCGGCATCGCCGTCCTGGCCGTGGCGGCGGCCATCGCCGGCGGCCGGTACGTCCGGGAGGTGCGCGGCTCACTGGCCGCAACGGAGCGCGCCCGAGCGACCGCTCGGGCGCGGCTTGTCGCGGCGTCGGATGAGCTGGACGCCGAGCTGGACCGGCTGCAGAAGGAGCGCGCCGGGGCGGTGGACCGGTGAGCCGCTACCGCGGGGTCCACCGCCCCGGCCGCCGCCGCGACGACGGAGCCCACACCGCCACGGTCGACACGCCCCGCCCAATCCGGGCCCGCGTCGAGCAGACCGCACCCATGGACAAGACGGCGCTCGCGCAGCTGCTCGCCCGGCCACGCCGGCGGCACGCAGAGCCAGACCTCATCACGGGAGACGCAGCATGAGCCCCCGCCTGGTCCTGCCCGCCGGCGCCAGCGAGGACGTGTGGCTGGCCGAGCGACGCAAGGGCATCGGCGCATCCGAGATCGCCGCCGTGCTCGGCATCAGCCCGTGGGACTCGCCATTCTCGCTGCACTGGCGCAAGCGGGAGGGCTGGGAGGCCGAGGTCAACGACGAGATGCGTGTCGGCACGCTCGTCGAGCCCGTCGTCGCCGAGTGGTGGGCCGCCGAATGCGACCCGCTCGAGAACCTGACCGTCACCCCGGCCGGTCTGTACGCCAGCGCCGACCGACCCTGGCAGCTCGCCACGCCAGACCGGCTCGTGTACCCAGTCTGCCCGGACTGCGATGGGGTCGGCCTGGCCGGCGACCTCGACCACGGCCTCGGCCCCTGCACCTGCAGCCCGGTCGGGTGCGGTCCGCTCGCCGCCGTGCTGGAGTGCAAGTGGACGGCGACGTGGGACGGCTGGGGCGAGCCCGGCACCGACGAGATCCCGGTCTACTACCGGACTCAGGTCCTACAGCAGTGCGACGTCATGGACGTCCACGACTGGTACCTGGCCGTCCTCGGGCCCGGCGGGTTCCGGGCGTACCGCGGCAGGCGCGACGAGCGGGACCTGGTCCTCATGCGCGCGGCCGGCGAGCGGTTCATGGACCGGCTGGTCGCCGGCGACGCCCCGGACGTCGACGGGCACGCCGCGACGATCCGCGTCCTCAAGCAGCTCCACCCGTCGATCGAGGACGTCGACGTGGACGTCCCGGTCGAACTCGCCGAGGGCTACCGCCGGGCCCGCGCGCTGCGATCCAGGGCGGACAAGCTCGTCGACCGCTACGAGGCCCGCATCCGGTCCGCCCTCGGCGGCGGGCGCCGCGCGGTGTGCGCCGGCCGGCTCGTTGCCTCCCGATCCATCTACGAGCAGACCGGCGACGGCGCCGAGCTGCTCGCGCTCGACGGCGAATGGCCGACCGTCGACCGCCTCAACCCCGGAAGGGCCAAGACCTATGCCTGCTGAAACCGTCTCCACCGCCGTCGCCCGCCGCGACACCGGGCCGGCCGGCCTGATCGAGCGGTACACCAAGGACTTCGCAACCGTCCTGCCCAGCCACATCAAGCCGGCCACCTGGGTACGGCTCGCCCAGGGCGCACTACGCAGGACCCCGAAGCTGGAAGAGGCCGCCCGCGCCAACCCCGGCAGCCTGCTCGCTGCGCTGCTCGACGCAGCCCGCCAGGGCCTCGAGCCAGGCACCGAGCAGTACTACCTCGTGCCCTACAAGGACCGCGGCCGGCCGATCGTGCAGGGCATCCCTGGCTACCAGGGCGAGATCGAGCTGATGTACCGGGCCGGCGCCGTGTCCTCCGTGACGGTCGAGGTCGTCCGGGCTCAGGACGTGTTCGTGTGGCGGCCGGGCTCGCTCGACAACCAGCGGCCCGCCCGCTGGGATGGCCCGCAGCGTCAGCCGTTCCACGACGTCGACTGGTTCGGCGGCGAGCGCGGGTCCCTGATCGGCGTATACGCGTACGCGCTGATGACCGACGGTGCGATCTCGAAGGTCGTCGTGCTGTCCAAGGAACAGGTGTACGAGGCCCGCGCGAAATCGGCCTCGTACAAGCTGCGTCCAGACACCTCGCCGTGGACTACCGACGAAGAAGCGATGTGGCTGAAGACCGCCGCGCACCGGCTGCGCAAGTGGGTGCCCACCTCGGCCGAGTACCGGCGGGAACTGGCCCGTGCTTCGGCCGAGGCGCTGCGGGTCGTCGAGGCACCGACCGCGCCGGCCGGCGCCGACGAGAACATCAGCGACTACCTCGAGGGCGAAGTCGCCGACGAGCCGCAGACAGACGAATGGCCCGAGACGGCGCAGCCCGGCGGAGGTGCGTGATGCAGCTTCGTCTCATCGGAACCCGCGACGAGGTCGCCGCAGTCCTGGACCTGCTCCGCGCGGCCGGGTGGGTCGTCGCTGAGGGCCGCGAGTACCCGTGCCGCAACAACCCCGCCCACGTCCGGATCTACCCAACCGCCATCCCGCCAGCCGGAGGAGTCCAGCCGTGTACGTCGTGATCGACCCCGACGGCAGCGTCCGCCACGAGCAGCAGACGCCAACCCTCGACCGCATCGACGCCATCGTCCAGCACGGCGGGTGGGCACGCGTCCGGCTCGCCGAGGACTGGGCGATGGCCGGGTGGGTGTCGGACTGTGGTCTCATCGACGGCGCAGCCCGCAACCCGGTCGGGGCGTGTGTCCTCGCCACGCTCGGCGCCGTCCAGCAGCCCTACGCGGGCCCCGTGGTCGTCACCGGCTACGACTACGGCAGCGAGTGGGGCGGACCCGAGCCGCTCGGCGGCGTCCACGTCAGCGCCCTGACCGACATCTGCGACGGGGTGCACGCGGCGCTCGCCGGCCGCGAGGTCACCGGGCCGATGGCCACCAACCCGCTGTGGGCGCCGCAGATCCGCGAGTACGCCGAGATCGTCCGCACGGGCGAGGCGCCGCGGATGCGGATCCTCTCGGACGAGGAGGCCGCGGCGTACTGGCGGCGGCAGGGGTGGCCGCTATGACCGCCCAGAAGTGCCGCGACTGCGACGGCAACAGCCACGCCTACTCACACCTCGGCCCCTGCTCGCGGTGCGGCTCCTGCTGCGAGTGCTACTGCGGCGAGATCTCGGACGTCAACCCGTCGTGCGGCCACCACATTTTGGACCGCTGCTCCGGCTGCATGGTCTGCCGGGTGTGCGACGGCTGCTACTGCTGGGAGGGCTGATGTCCTCGACCACACTCGCTAACCGCCTAGCCCTGCTCGCCGCGATCCGTGCCGGCGAGGTGACCGGGCAGGCGTCCTGCTGGTGGCTGGACGGCTGGTCCAACCGCACCGCATCCGTCAAGGCGGCGATGGCGGCCGGGCTGGTCGAGAAGGCCACGCCGCCGTCGTCCGGGCGGGCCGTCGCGCAGCTCACCGAGGCCGGGGCTGCGGTGCTGGACGGTGCGCGGTGAGCGTCCCACCGGGCGGCACATGCCGCCGCAAACGCTCCTACGACAGCCGGCAGTGGGCTGAGCGGGTACTCGCTGGGATGGTCAGCCGCGGCTCGTTCGCGGACCAGCTCAACGCGTACCGGTGCAAGCGCTGCGGGTCTTGGCATGTCGGGCACCGGCCCGGGGCGCGACGGAGGGCATCGTGACCGCACGGTTGCTCGACATGAGGTTCCGCCGGAGCCCTGCCGTCGCCGCGCTCGGCCTCGTCGTCGTGGCGTGTGAGACGCCCGCCTACGACGAGGACGGCGTGACCCTGATCGGCACCTGCGGGTCCAGCCTCGGACCGTGGCCGGACACATCACCTGCGGTCGCCAAGGCCGCGCAGGACCTCGCCGTGGCGCTCGGCTGGCAGCTGGCACCGACCGTCCGCTGCCCGTCCTGCGTGCAGATCGCGAGGGGGTGTCGATGACCCGCCGCCGCACCGCCGAGCCGCCGCACGTCGCCCGCGACGACGGCACCGGCTGCTGCACCACGTGCCGCCTGCCGCTGTGGACGTCACGCGGCGGGCGGCGGGTAGCCGCCGTCAACGCCAGACACGTCGACCACCCGGCCGACATTCCGCCCGCACCACCCGGGCCGCAGGATCTTGCGGCCGGAGATTTGGAGGACCACCGTGACTGACCCCAACCTCGCCGCCATCGCCCGCAAGGCCGTGCTGGCAGCACTTGACGAGCTTGCCCAGGACGGCATGGGCCACGCCGAGCTGCTCGACGACGCCGAGTTCGACGGGCTGCCGCAGGCCGAGTACGAGAACCTTTGCGGTCAGCTTGGGGAAGAGATCAAGGCCGTCTGCGACCGGGTGGACGCGTTGCTGACCGCCGATACCGCGCCCGCCCTCCCGCAGGCATGGCGGGATCTGCTCGAGGGCCTGGCCCTGCTCGCGACGCACCAGACGAGCGACATCAGCCCGCTGAACTGCACGCACGACACGCTGTGGGTGTCCTCCGACCCGGCCGAGTACAGCTCGGAGGACATCGTTCGGCTCGACGATCTGGGCTTCCACCCGAGCGACGGCGGGTTCATGTCGTACCGGTTCGGCAGCGCCTGAGCTGCACCACGTACTGCGGCGCGCGTCCCACTCACCAGGGGCGCGCGCCGTTCCACTCCAAGCGCAAGATCGACATAGATAGATGGATGGGAGATCCTCGTGACCCACGAGGAAGACGCCACCGTACGCGACTGGACTGACATCCTTGCGCGCATCCGGTTCGGCGTCGTCCGCATCGACAAGCGCAACACCGTCGCCGGCAGCGCGATCAAGGCCGTCGCCGGTCGGCTCGCCGACTACGCGGACTCCGACGGCTCCCGCGTACGCCCCGGACTCGCCCGCGTCGCGCTCGACCTGGAGCTGTCCTACGAGACCGTCAAGCGGGCCGTGAGCGTCCTCGTCAAGGCCAGGCTGCTGCGCCTGGTACACGCTGCCGCTCGGCGCGGCGACGCGAACGTGTACCGGCTGACGATCCCCGAGGATCTCATCGACCGCGTCGACGTCTGGAGTCCAGCGAAACAGGCGCTCGAGATCGCCCGCATCAACGAGTCGAGGAAGGGCCGCCGCAGGACCACCGAAGGGTCCCCGGACTCCGACCCGCAGGGCGCTCAACGCCCAGCGGACACCCGTCAAGAAAGGACACCCGCAGGGCGCTCAACGCCCAGCGGGCACACGGATAGCCACGACCCGCAGGGCGCTAAACGCCCAGCGGCAGCATGCGACGCGACCGAACCCGCTGGGCGCTCAGCGCTTGCAAACAGCGAGCCGCTGGGCGCTCAGCGCTCGCACCGCTGGGCGCTCAGCGCCCCCCCACCGACCAATGACCTAACCACAACAGAGACCGACCAACAGATGGCTGATCTACGTACGGACGGCGAGCTTTCGCGCGTGAGCCCCCCGGACGATCAAGATCCAGAATCCCGGGACGACAGCACCGCGAAACCCGCCCCGCCGCCCGGACCCAAACGCTGCCGACCCCACGGCCTCGCCGGCGGCATCCGGCCAGACGGGAAACCCAACTGCCCGCTCTGCCGCCGCGAGGCGGGACGCGAACCCGAACCTGATCCGGCGCCCGACACGCTCGCCACCGCAGCCTGAGAGGACACCATGACCACGACCACCACGACGCCCATCCGGCTCCTCACGCCAGCCGAGGTCGCCGCGGAATTCGGAGTCACCCGCCCCACCATCACCCGCTGGGCAGCCACCGGACGCATCAACTCGATCCGCACCCCGGGCGGACACAACCGGTACCGCGAGGACGAGGTCCGGGCGCTGCTCGCCGGCGCCGGAGAGCAGGGGACCGACCGATGACCACGACCACCGACTGCCTCGGCTGCGCCATCGCCGCCGACCAAGAACGCGTCACCTGCGCACACCACCACCAGCATCCGCCCGAGATCCTCACCTGGGACTGGCGCGAACAACCCGACTTGTCCGAACTGGCGAGCATCGTCCTCGAGCGCTCCGGCGGACGCATCCACCTCACGCCCGTCGAGGACACCGGCGACGACCAGTACGCGCTCATCATTGGCAGCGAACCGCTCACCCAGGAGCAGGCCAGCGCCGCGTACTGGGCGGAGGTCGAGCGATGAGTATCAACGTCGATGCGGCGGCGTGGGACGTCGTCAACGCCGCCGGCCGCATGCTCGACCGCTGGGCCGAATCCTCCGAGCAGGTACGCAACCGCGACCTGTGGCAGCCACTCCACCAGGCAGCGGACCGGCTCAGGCTCGAGCTGGAGACCAGCGAGACCGCCGAGACGCTGCTCGCCGTCTACCTCGCCGCGGCGACCGAGGACGGCAGCCTCGAGGCAGCGCCGGACGCCGACCTCAAGGCTGCCTACGCCGCGGCCGCGCTCGTCACCGTGCACGTTCAGTGGGAGACCGAGCGGAGGGGAGGCGGACGTGGCTGACCTCGATCACCTCGCCAGATGCAGCGAGATACTCGCAGCCATCACCGAGGCCGCACCCGACACAGCCGAGCTCGTCGACGAGCTCCGCGAAGAGATCGCCGCCGCAGTCGAGCAGGCGCGAAGCCGCGCGTACCGACGCGGCCACAACCACGGCTACCACGCTGGACGGAGGTGAGTGGAGGTGGCTGACCTCGAGCGCGACGACTTCGGCGACATCCACGTCACACGCCACGCACCCACCGTGGACAACGCGCCAGCCCGAGCGCTCATCGGGCTCAGCTCGATCCGCCATGGTGGCGTAGAGCCGCACGGCGACCGGCTGTACATCGGCCACTGGCGCGACGGGCAGGCGGTGTACTACCGGGTCATCGGGTGGCACGCCGAGCGCCAGGCCCTCATTGTCGAGCGGGAGGACGACCGTGGCTGACGCTGATGTGCGAGTGCAGTTGGGCTGCACCGAAGAACTGTCGACGGCGCTGGATTGGGCAGCTCACCGGCTCTCGATCATCGCCGATATCTCATTCCAACATTCCAAAGATGCGATCAGCCAGATGATCAACATGGAAGCCGATCTGCGGCGGTGGAACCAGTTCGTCAGCGACTCGCGCGAGCACGGGCGACGGACCCGGAGGTGGAGTCGGCCGCATCACTCGCGTCCGGTCTCGATCGGGCGGCGTGGTGCTGCGTACCGCAGGAGGAGCCGTGGCTGACTGCGCCATCTGCGCCCGCCCGCAGCCCGACACCGCCGTCGTCTGCCACGTTTGCGCCCGCGGCACGGCAGACGCCCTCCTGCAGCTGGCACGGCTCACAGGAGACGGCGACCTGGCCGCCCAGATCGCACGCCAGGGGCGCATCGGGTCCGGTGGTGGGAACAGTGACGGGGTGCCGCTGCCGGTGGACCTGCGGGCAGCACAGCGGGCCTCCCTGGGTGTGACGGTGATCGTCTCGTTCGCCCTCGAGACGGCACGCGCCCAAGGCCTGCGGCTCACCATCACCCGGGCAGCCACCTCCGGGCCGTACTGCGAGGCCGGCTGCGGGCACACCAGCTGCCGCACCATCGCCACCCGCCGCCGTGCTGCCCAGCTCCCGGCCCTGTGCCGCTGGCTCGCCTCGCAGGTGGGGTGGATGCGGCGCCAGCCTGATGCGGTCGAGATGTTCGGGAGCCTGGAGCGGCACTGCCAGGCCCTCGAGCGAATGGTCGACCGCCCGGATCCCGGGGTGCTGGTCGGGGTATGCGAGTGCGGGGCGACCATCTACGCCAGGCACGAGGCTGGCATGGTGCGCTGCAAGGTGTGCCGTACGCAGTGGGACGTCCAGGTGTCGAGGGAGATCTTGCGGCGGCGCCTCGACGACCAGCTGATGACGCCGGCCGAGATCGCGCGGCTCGCGGCGCACATGTTGATCGTAGCCGATCGTGAGAAGACGCGACGGTTGATCAACAAGTGGGCACAACGATCGATGGTTGTCGAACGTGGACGTTCGGACGATGGCCCAACCTACCGATTCGGTGAGGTGATCACACGCCTGACCAGGGCATCGAATGCTACTGTCTCCAGTGATCGGACAGGCGAACCCTGCCCGATTCCAGTCTGACCGTCAGCCCGGCGAGCACCCCCACGCTCTCCGGGCTGACGGCATTCCGGTGCGAGGTAGAGCAGCTCGGTAGCTCGCCAGGCCCATAACCTGGAGGTCGCGTGTTCGAATCACGCCCTCGCCACTACCCGCTCAGCAACGCAGCAAGCAGGCGCAACGCCACAGTCACCCCGTACAGCAGACCAACCAGGCCAAGCAGCACACCCACCGCAACGGCCTGCAGCCACGACTGCGTAGTGACAGACTCGATAGCCAGCGGCACAGCGCCAATCGCAACCATCCAGCCGATGGCGCCGATGATCCGGGAAGCGAAGCGCACGTCAGCGCAGATGCCCGACGTTGCATTGGTGTCTGAGTCCATCCGGCCAGGATCACACGGAGATCCACATGCCACGCGCACTGCGCGTCTGCTCACAGCCAGGCTGCCCAGAACTGACGCAGGGCGGACGATGCGGGCAGCACCGCAAGCAGGCAGACCAGCAGCGCGGAACCGCGGCACAGCGCGGCTACGGCACCAGGCATCGACGCCGCTTCCGGGAGCAGGTGCTCACCCGCGACCCACTGTGTGTCTGCGTCGACCAGGGCCACGGACACGCAGGCCAGTGCCTGACGCCCAGCACAGTCGCCGACCACTACCCCCGCGATCGGCGGGAGCTGGTCAGGCTCGGGCTGGACGCAGACGACCCGCAGCACGGGCGCGGGCTGTGCGTGTCGTGTCACGGCAAGCACACGTCACGGGCTCAGCCGGGAGGGTGGAACCAGCGATGAACTTCGGCCAGGCGCTCGAGCAGCTCTGACATGCAACAACGCGAGAAGCAACCGTGGTGGCGGAGAGCAGCTTGCATTGATCGGATGATGCGTACGGACAGTGATGATGGGGTGGGGGGATAGCCCGTGGTCAATGGACTGATGAAC